ATTGGTAAGTCAAGATATTCTTCAACCTCTGCGAGTTCTTTCCACTTGAGGGTATTCATTAAATCAAAGTTGTCCATTTACTGCCTCCTGTTAGTCTAAGTTGTATTGCTTTATTGCCTTCTTGATACTGTCATTGTATTTCTCAATGATGTAACCCATATTATCGTTTACTGCTGGATTCAAATAAGGTTGTGCCTCAATGTTTCTTTGTGGCCATCCATATTCAATTACTCCTGCATAAGGTACTGCTGCACTACCCGCTAATATTTGGGCCTTCTCTGCTGAAGGATTACCTTGAACAGATGAAGCAAGAGCACCAGTTAATCTTGGTGCCAAGGCAGAGGCTTTTTGTGCTAGATTCGTACTTAGTTCTTTGTTAAGTTCTATGTTTGATTCTAAACTTCTAGCCATTTTGTTTAGAGAGTCTGTGACTTCCTTAACACCTTGGATAGATACATTTACCTCTGCCATGACTACCTACTTAGAATGACTCTACTCTAGTTGGCTTACCATCTAGAATAAAGTTAATATCGTAGACGAAGAACTCGCCTGCGGTTCCACCTAGGTCTGGCACAGTCTCTGCATAACCTGTGGCTGTGAACCATGGTTGTGAAGCAGATGGTGTTGTATTTCCATGAGGTGCAAATGAGATTGTTACATTTGCTCCTGGATTTGCCCAGAGTTCTGAGTGTAGTGATGATGCTGCTGTATCCTGGAATCCAGAAACGGCGCATGTGAAATCTAATGAATCTTCGTAGTTACCAAAACCAAGAGTATTTACTGCAGATGAGAAAGTAACATTACTTACCTGACCTGCGTACTCTGTTCCGTCAACTTCAAAGACTACTGATTTGCCTTTAATTCTTGCCATATCAATTTCCTCCTTGAATGTCTATTGAAATTTTTATATTTGTTGCTAAAAACCGTGCACCATTTACCTCTTGGATGAATGGCTTATCAACGGTCAATGTTGTTGCTGTGGTGTATTCCCAAATCGCAGGTATAAGAGTATCAAGTGTATCGTCAAGATTTTCTGTTTCTGTTTCATTAGTTGCATATGGTACTAATACAAGCACTTTCCAGTTAGATGCATAATCTGCATCATATTGGTTCTCATACACAGTAATGAACTCAGTATCAGGTTCCATAATCGCACAAAGTGGATTAGGTCTTGCTGGCACATACTTGTAAACCTTTGAGATACCACCAAGGATGATGGCACTTTCTAGTTCTTCTCTTACTCCCGCTAAATTCATCCGAATCTCACCATATATCTATTAAGTAAAGGATACACACCAACGAGTGGGTCCCTAGCAGTATTGATGGGAGCACCATCATAAGTTGCATATTGAGACACACCCATTGGTGCGTTACGACGGTTAAATAGTTCTGAACCGACCTCAAGGTAGCAACGCTTTAGTACACCAACAGGAACCTTGGTAGATGCAATATAACTTGCAACCAAATCCTTAGATGTGTTCCAGCATTCTTCTACATAGTCGTCATCATTACTTGATGCTCCTACATACGCTTTGAGGTCAGTCCAGTCCATTTTAGTCTCCTATTAATTAGTTATGCAATTACGCAAAGTGCCTTTGGATCAGATGCAGCGATACCAAGGTATCCGTAAACTGAGAAGGAATTTGTAAGTGCTGTGATATCTTCGTCGTTCAAACGGAAAGGTGCACCTGCAGACTCGTATGTTGTGAGTGCTGCTGAGTTACCTGCGTAGAATGAAAGATTTGCAAGTGATGGGTCAACAACAACTGGAAGACCAAGGATGTTACCTGTAAGTCCTACTGGGTTGATTGAACCGTATGTGTTAGATGTTGCACCTGTGTTTGAAAGGATTGGACGGTCAAGTGTATCAACTGTCTTTGCGATCAAACGGAATACATCTGATGAAACAAGGATGAACTCTAGTGGAAGTCCTGTGTCTCCGTTAACCTTTGTTGCTGCTTCTGCAAGAGAATCAATGATTTCTGCTGCTGTCCAAGCACCAAGTGCTGACTGGTTGAAGTCATCTGCATCTGCAATCAACTTAGCACGAACTGCTGCGTTTGTTGTTGCTGCATACTTAGCAACCATTGCACGGAATGCTGTGTCAACATAGTTGACTGATGAACGCTCTACAACCTGGCGTGACATATCTGTGTATCCACCGTATGTCTTGATAGGTGCTGTTGCTGAAGTAAGAGTAATCTTACCGTAGCCAAGAGTATCGCCTTCTGCTGCTTGTTCTGCAACTGAAAGTGTGTTTGTGTTTAGTACTGGGTATTCAACATTCATTCCGTCAGCAGGTAGTGCTGCAGATGAGAATACTGAGTAAGTTGGACGACCTGCGTTCAAGATACGAACTGTATCTGAAACCCAAGCGTTCTTCATGATTGTGTCGCCTGAATCTGCGCCTGTAAATGTACGGTGAGCATCAAGATCTCCTGCTGCTACTGCCTTTACATATTCTCCGAATGAACGGAACTGTGGTGCTGGTGTTGATAGAGTCTTTTCTGATGCAATAACATCTAGACGACGCTCCAACTGCTCTGCGTGATTACGAACTTCTTCAATTGCTGAAGTGTAATCAGGTGTTGTGTTTTCCATGGATATTTCCTCCTGATTGGTTTCTTCTCTGACTGAAAGTACTTCAGCCTTGTCGTATGCGGGAAATGCTACTAAGGATACTTCCTTGAGATTTACCTTCTTACGAATTATTGTTTTGTCTTTCTTTTCATCTATTACTGGGATGAATCCAACTGAGAATGAACGAATAGCCCCATCTTTGACAAGGTTAAGTGTTTCATTTCCCAAAACTGTTTCTGAAATCTTTGCTCTAATTAATAGGCCTTCATCAGATTCTTCCATTGCAGTTACGACACCAATGATGTCTTCGTGGTCACGGAATAGTTTGACATCAGCAGTTAGATCTACTGCGCCTTTTTCAAAACGCTCTGACCATCCTCCACCAATATCTATTGTGTCATTGTAAGGAACAGCAATGCCAGAAACTTCACGCTTCTCTGCATCTGTTGCTCTGATTTCAAATGAACGGGTAATCATATTTTCCATAGTCATTACTCCATTTTAGACTACAGGTTGACTGTTATCAGGATTATCCTGAACATCAACTGTGTCTTGGTCTTGTGGTGTATCTGGTTGTGTTTCCATTATTTCTGACATGCCTTCCATCTCACGGACTTCAGGAACTGTCAAGAAATTATTATTCAAACCAATTGCATATGACTCATATCTTGTCTTCTGGTTAGGACGAAGGAACTCTGTTAAATTAAACTCTGCATACTGTCCTCTTGGAAGTAGATCAGTGATTGCTTGCTGGATGCGTACAATATATTGCTGCAATCCATCTTCAAATAATTTAGTTCTGTCTTCGTTACCGTTGACATAAGTCATACCCTGTCCTTCAATACCCATACCTAGGTACATTGTTGGAACGCCAAACATCATAGCGATTTGACGAGTAATGTACTTCTGGTTTTCTAGGAATTGTGCTTGCTCAGGATTAAGTGCGATTGAGTCATACTTAAGTCCAGAGGAAAGGACTGCAATACTTCTTTCTTGCTGAGACGCAACAAATGCTTCTTTATTTTGCTTTGCTACATCTGCAGAAAGAAATTCTGATGTTGTTAATGTACCTGTTGGTACTGCAGCAGTCTTAAACCAGTTGTCTGCATAATTATGCAAGTCAAGTGCTGAACGCAATACTGATTTGTGACGCTGTAATGGTCCCTCGCCAAGTAGCGATGATGAACCTGGTGCATGCCAAAGTTTTAGATGCTTAATTTCATTTGATGTGTAATTCTTTCCACCATACTGATAAATAATCTTACCTGTGCTATCAGTTGATATGCTTACATCAGATGGATGAAGGTTTGTAATGTTTACAATTCCTCTAACTCCACGCTTGATATACCAATAAGCATTTCCATAAGTTGCCATGTGAATTAATGTTGTTCCAAGCCACTCTGCTTGAGATATTTGATTTTCAATATCTGGTGTTTCTAACCAAAGTGGTGTTGGCAATGCTGTGTTACCTCTGTAAACATTTACAGGGATCTGCATGATTGCAGTTTCTAATACTGAAGTACATCTTGAAACAGCAACAAGGCTAAGTGCAGTAGTTGGTGTTACGGCAACTGCTTCTCTTGCTGGTGCAGTGTTTGCTACTCCACGATTCTCAGTATCTGGAACGAAGGCAGTTTCTGCTACTTCATAACCAAGTCTGCTAATTATTCTATCTCTAATTGCCATTTGCTTCTCCTCAATGTACCATCTGCTGTGGTTTAACTTGTGTTTCCACAAACCAGACGGCCAATACTGTTGCTACTGCTGCATCTATTTCAGTTCCGCTATCTTTACGGGCAATCCTCCAGGATTCTCCGCTATTTTTGCGTACTGCTCGCTGCATTTGTAAGGAAACTATGTCATCACTTGGATGAATTAATTCCTTTTTCATAATTCTACTATATGTGTTGTTTGATGCTGAGATTAAGTCTTTATTTGATGTGGTTTGTACACGAAGACCCTTCTGTTTCAGTGAAGCACCCAGATCATCTAATACATTTCCATCCATAATGAAAGGTTTACCAAACTTGGCTAGATCCAAACATAACTTAATGACTTCATCAATGTTTGTATTATTTAATGATGCCACCAATTCAGTAGCAATCATGCCATCTGGTCTAAGTTCTGCGGTAACGATAGAGCAATATTCCCACCCAGAGGTACGCTCAATGGCAAACACTTCAGGGTTTACAGGTCTTCCTTGAGGCAATGAGCCCCACGCACCAACAGGAATCCAAGCGTTCATACTGGACACAAACTGGTTCAAACGGTATCTTCTAGCGTCTGGTTCAGGCATTGTGGCTAGTTCGTTCTTGACTGATTCCCAGTTTAGGATGCCAGATGCAAGT